CCCCCATGCGTCCTGCGCCGTCACGATGAACGGATACACGTCGATCGACGTGCCGGTCGTCGAATAGAGGCCGGTCGCACCGATGGCCGCGCCGCCATCCTGGATCGCCGGCAGGTCCGGGCTGGTGATGAACCGGAACCGCTCCACCTTGCCGATTTCATTCTGGATCGGCGTGCCGCTGGCATACATCTCGGCGGGCACAAAGCCCGGCAGATCCCGGATGTCGGGTTCCAGGTCGGTGTGGCAGTAGACCGTGTAGCCCTCGGCCACCCCATCGGTGCCGAAGTTGGGGCCGGATTTGAGCACCTTGTTGACTGGCCGGCCGTGGTTGGCCTGCAGGTTCTTGGCGATCTTGCGGATCAGGCCGAGCGTCAGGCCACCGTTGACAGTCGCGATCGACGTGCCGGCGCCACCGTAATAGGCATTCGTGGAGCCTCGCAGCGCACCCCAGATGATCATCTCGTTGACGAACGTCACGCGCTCGCCGATCTGCTCGATCATCGCCTTGGGGATGTCGTCTTCGTACAGGTCGTATGTCTTGTCGGTGAAGCCATAGAGGCACCCGAACTGCTGCACCACGACGGTGATATCCAGCGGCACGATGCTGTCTGGCGGCGGCGTGACGCCTTCCTGGATCTGGTGCGCCTGCACGACGGCGTTGCCGCGGTCGCCGGTGCCGTCCTGATAGAAGCGGTTCTGCGTGTTGCCGTTGGTGGCCGTCGCGCCATACGGAAGCCAGCGCCGGGCGACATAGGTATCGGAGTTGTTGCGCGGCATGGGTATCTGGCGGCCTGTCCTGCCCAGAACTTCCATGGGCACGGAATGGGCCAGGATCTGACCCTTGAACTTGTTGATCCGCCCGGGTGTCCCGGAGAATGTTTGCATAGCCATTGGTTCGGTCCTGTTGGGTTAGCGGGAGTTGAATCCCGCGAGGAACTCTTCGTCCTCGGATTTCCCGGCGGCAGCGCCGGCGTTGTCTCCGCGTGGCTGCACCGCGCTCCTGATCCGCTCGGCTCGCGCGTCATCGCGTGGCTTCGTTACGGCAGGTTGCTGCGAGCTCGCGGCGGCCTTGGTCTCGTCCTGGAACCGACGAATCGCGCGGCCAATGACCGCGGCCGACTCGCTGGCGTTGATGCGCGCCTGGTAGGTGGCATCCTTGGTGCCCAGCCATTTGCGGAACGCATTGGCGGGGTCCGGCTGCTGACTGGTGCCATCAACCGCACCAACGATCGTTCGCCAGTCCGGGTAGGCATCCTCCAAGGCCTCGATCTCGCGCTTGCTGGTGTAGGACGCCAGCATGCCCTCGATCTTGCCGGTATCGACCTCGGCGGCAGCGGATCCGCTGGTTACGCCCGCAAGCGCTGCCTCAATGGCTTTCCTGGTCTGTTGCGCCAGTTCCGGGAAGTCGCGTTCCATCTCGGCGAACGCGTCCTTCGGGATCTCGACCTTGCCACCCCGCGGGGTGTTGGCCTGGAAGCCGTTGACCAGCTTTTGCAGGTTGCCGATTGTCCCGAACGCCTTGGAGAGTTGTGCGTCATAGGATGCCGTCTTCGCGGCGGCAGCCCTTACGTCAGCCCAATCCTTCGCGCTGATCTGGACGTATTCCGGGACTTCCTCTGCCGCCACGGTCGCCCCTTCGGGTGCCGCCGCTGGCTCGGGCTTGTCCGGTTTCGTCGGCTCATTGGCAAAGCCTGCCGCGAGTTCGTCGTTCTCCTGCGCGTCAGCCAGCGCGGCTTTCGCGTCCTCGTCGTCTGCTGCCATGGGGTCTCCATCAGGACGCGCCTTACGGTGCGTCCTCGTCATTGCCGGTCATTGGCCGGTCATCATCAAGCCGGATGAGGTGCTTGAGACATCTGATCTCACCGCGGATCGCCGCAGTTTCGTGTGCATCGAGGGCGCTGTCGTTGCGCTGTCGCGCTCCCGCCAGCCGATCCTCGAAGTGTGCCTTGAGCCGCAACCACACCCCTGTGGCCTTGTCGGCCTGTGTGAGTTGAAAGTCGCTCACTGCACAGTCTGGTCAGCGGCGTGCCCGTTGGCAGCGCGGCCCGGCGCCTGCACCGGCGGTTTGGGCATGTTGCGCTGTGCGGTCTCGCGGCGGTGCTTGCGATCACCGGAGGCGTTGTTCGCCGCGTTGAGATCACGCTCCGTCTGGAGCTGCATCGCCGTCTTCGCGAGCATCGCCTTGACGTTATCGAGCGATATCTTGTGCTGGTTCGCATAGTCCAACAGCGCCAGGTCGTGGCGGGTCTGCAGTTCATGCAGCCGGACCGTGGCGTCCACATTGGCCGCCTGCTGCTGCGTGGATAGCTTCTGCCCCTCCAGCGCGTGCGCGGCCTGCACAATCCGCTCTTCACTCGCAAGGCTCTGCTGGTCGGCAGTCTGGCTCGCAGCCAGCTTCTTCATCTCGGTGTCGGCAGCGATCTTCGCCACGGTGACGGCTGGCGCCTCGGGCGGTGGCGCCGCGTCGATCCGCGCCTGCTCTTCCTCGCTGTACTGCACGTCGCTGGCATCCAGGTGCTTCGATGCCAGAGCCAGCTTGATTAGCTTCTTCGGGTCGATGCCGAAGATCGGGTTAGCCGCTACGGAAAGCATCTGCCAGATTGTCTGGTCCTGGATTGCTCGTTCGACCAGCGCGGCCGAACCGTGCGCGTCAATCTGCCACTCACCCTTTTCGTCGTTCGGGACATCGGGGTCAAGCAGAAGCCACTCGTAGTACTGCCGCACGACAGGCTCGGTGATGTAGTCATCGAACGCATAGCCGATCGAGCGGAGCAACTGGTTCGCGTTGTTGTTCTGGAGTTGCGCGGCGCCGAAGGTGTCTGGTGTCGTGGCTCCAGACTGACCCTGCGTAATCAGCGGGATCGAGGTGGTTTCCTCGGCGAACCGCTCGCCCATCGTGATGATTTCCATCATCTGCGCGGTCACGTTCGGGATCAGGATCGCGGCCATGGCCTGACGGACATCCGCCGGACCATCCATCGTCTTGAGCCAGATTTTGTCGGGCGTTATCGTCCAGTTCCCGTCGGCCGGCCTGATCGCGGCCTCGTCGATCACAAGCTGGCAGCCGGCCGACTTCCCGGCATTATTCAGGAGGCCGCGTAGTGCCGCGTTGGTGACTCTCTGCGGTGCGCGCATCTGCTCCGCCACACCCACGCCAGCCCAGTGCTTATCGCGACGCGACCAGGGCATCGAGTGGTGTGGGAACTCGCCGCTATCCAGCGGATTGATCGTCGCGCGCACGACGGAGTCGTTGATCAACGTCACGATGGCGTGCGCTTCGTGTGTGCCGTCCTCCGTCTGCTGCACACTCTTGCCGGCCGCCTGATCGATTGCGGCCATCTGGTCACGGGTCAGCGTGCCGTAGAAGTACCAGACCTGGAAACGTCCCTTCTGATCCAGCCGGTTGCGCTCGGCGCCCTCACTTGAGTTGATCTTGTTGGGGCCTTCTTCGAGCACCCGGTCGATTTGCGTCGTGATGTAGCCCGGCAGTTTCTTGAGACCGCGCACCTGTCGCGCTGACATATGATCGCGTTCGAAAATATAGTCGCCGTCGTGAATGTTCTCGCCGCAGCCAGGAGCCGGGAATATGTCCCACGGATCACACCATTTGCCAGCAGGGACGACGGTTTCCCTGATCCCCAGGCTGATGCTGTCGTTCTCGCCTTGCAGGACCACCATCATCTTCTTTGGCACTGGCGTGGGCGCCTTGAACACGCCGACGCCGATCCTGGCCGCATCGCCAATGACCTTGCGGAGTTCTGCCCTGAACTGGGTCTGCACCATCCAGTCGTAGATGCGAGATTCCGCCGCCTTGGCCTTCTTCCTCGCAATCTCGATGCTCTCCATCGCAAGGTCTTTAACCTTCAGCGGGACGCGCTGGCCGGCTGGGGGCTGTCCTGGCGTCCCGGCAACCGCCTGTGCCGGCGGCGCCTCACCAGCAGCAAGCGGGCGCGTCAGCGGGGCGCCCAACTCACTGTGAACCACCTGGCTTTCGTCATTCTTGGCCTCGATCAGTTCCGGCACTGGCATCTCGGAGAAGCTGAACGCCTTTTCATCGGCCGGCAGCAGGATCTCGCCCAGCTTCGCCGCGCCAGCGTCGACGTACCGCGATGTCAGGCGCAGGAACACAGTCGAGCGGTGGTCCGTGTTCTTCGTCCGGCGTTCGGTGGTGACTGGCCCGTCCATCGACATGGGCTTGGCCCAGCGCGCATCGGTGAACTCGTGCCGGTTCGCGTCATCGATGCCGAGATAGGACTCCTCGCACTCGCGCCACGTCGACTCGATGCCCGACCCACTGCGGTGCCCCTTGGCCTCCTCACGCAGAGACGCGATCTGCACGCCGATGGCGTCGAGCACAGACGTTTCCGCGTCTGTGTCGCTGGCCGGCATGTGCGGCTGGATCAGCTCGCGCACTTCGTCGGGCAGGTCGGACAGTTTGCCGCTCAACCCAGCATTCCCATAGCCGCGTCCGCGTTGGTGTAAGCCGCGACGGCCGGCGGCGGCCGGTCGCCCTCGTTTCGGATGCGGTCGACGATCTCTGCCAGGCCGCCGAACGCATCGGCGCCATGCGACTCAACCGTGTGCATCGGCCCGGTCGGTTCCTGCGTCGTCTTCGGCACGTTGCGGCGGTAGCGTTTCAGCCGCTCCATCAGATGCCCCCCGCCCAGCAGCCGATCAGGGCGCTCCGGTGGCGTGGCGAACTTGGACGTATCCATGTAGATGCGTGGAAACATCATGCGACCAGCCTTCACCCGCTGTTCTGGGTCGGACTTCGGAATGATCTGCACCCGGCAGCCCAGCCCTGTGAGCAGTTTCCGCGCGTTCGTCCCGCTCTTGGGGTCGTGTTGCTCCGCGTCGTGCGGCAGCCAGTCGGTGCCCCACTTGTAGTTGAGCCGATCCATCGCGGACAGCATGTTGGCGTACGTGATCCGCGACTCTTCGAGGTAGTTGACGATGTTCAGGGCGCTCGGATGCGGCTTCTGAACCAGAAGGCACACCATCAGGTCATTCCAGCCCAGGTCCCAGACGCGGTGCACTGGCAGGCGGGGATCGTAGGGGATCGGGCGGAACCTGTTTTCGGTGATCATCTCGATGATCTCGGACCCATAGATCGCGCCGGCGATCACGGTCCTTGGCTTGCCCTCCCAAATATTGTCGTACTCCTGCTTGGAGTAGACCATGTCATATTGACGCAACCGCTCCTGCTCGTCGCTCCACCACCCGCAGGCGACAGCATCGCGCCAGTTCATCTCCACCACCTTGGCGCCGGGCGGCGTGTTGACGATGAACCTCTCCCAAGCCTCGTCGGTGTCCAGGTCGGGGTTGAACGATATC